TTTGTCCAGTCGATCAAACGGAAGGTCAGATTTCGGAACCTTCCTCGGGGCGCTTCGGAAACTCGGGTATAGCTTCGCTTACCGAGTGCTGGACGCTCAATGCTTTTTGCCACAAAGAAGAAAGCGAGTTTTTGTTGTCGCACATCATAAAGACTGGCGATGTTGCGCAGCCGTTTTATTTAAGCGCGAGAGCTTGCAAAAGCATACTGCGAAGATCAAAAGAAAAAAACAAACCAATCCCCCCGGGATTAAAACAAGCACTGAAAGCACAGTCTCTGTTTACGAAAATCATGCAACGGACAGCCGGGTGACTGGGCCGTTGGATGTATGCCCGACAATTACTAGAAGATGGGGAACCGGGGGAAATAATACACCTCTGGTTTTGCACCACGACACGAAATTGATCCGAAAGGTTTTGCCCGAAGAAGCCGAAGAGTTAATGGGCTTTGAACCAGGCTACACAAACATAGAATTTAAAGGAAAGGAGGCGAGCAACGCCAACCGATATAAAGCTCTAGGCAATAGCATGGCCGTACCTGTCCTATCTTGGATTACTAGAAGATTATTGATGACTCAGGAGGTAATAGATGAGTGAAAATTCCCCTCATTTGCGCGACCTTGCGCGACCTTTGCGCGACCTATGCGCGACCTACGGAAATGAGTCGAAAAAGCTGCGCGACTACTACCCCCCTATGTATATAGGGGGTAGTCGCGCAGCCGACATGAGCATCCCCTTGCAGGGGGAAAAGTGCGCGACCCAAAAAGAGGTCATTCGATGAAGAGGCGATTTAAAGAAAAACCCCCTCAGCGATCTCCGAGCGAGAACCCGGCATTTATGAAAGATCCGACACTAATGAGAGAAGCGGATCAGATCCTCGGACAAGTCGATCAGGTCGCAAGCGATATAGAAACGAAATGGGGATATGGTCGATTAGAGAAGTTAACCGACTTTGCCCTATTGGAAAAATTCAAAAAGCAGAGAGTTAAATTTCATGAAGCGTTCAAAGTTGGATTGCTCCCAGAGATTAGAATTCATGGCCCGGCGATGATCAGAGCTTGGCAAGCGCTCGATAAAGCTGCTCTGGCATCCGGGAATGAAATACAAGATCCATATTGGATGGAAACCCAAATGGATGATGGTACAGTATTTGTCATTACAAATTGCGATTTAGGGAAGCGTAAGGCGCTTAAGAACGCCGATGGAAGGGATCTCATTGTCTACATGGCTGATGAGGTTGCGAAGACGATGAGAGTTTGGCCTGCAGAAGGAACAGTCCAAGCAATCTTCAAACACTTTAAAGGGTCAAAAATCGATAACGTGCGAACAATCGAAAAGGAAGACCCAAACGATGCCCTCCCCTTCTAAGAATAAAGGCTCCCGGATAGAGAGAGAAATTGCTCAATTATTTGTTGACCTCGGATTTGTAGCACATCGCGTTGATGAGAGAGCCGGGCAACTGGGAAAAGAAAGCTCAGCCGATGTCGATATATTTATTGACGGAGAAAATAGACCGCCTTGGAAAGCAGAGATCAAAGCTCGGAAGAACGGCGAAGGCTTCGCGACCCTCGACAAATGGATCGGGCCGAATGAATTACTGATACTCAGGAAGGATCGATCTAAACCCTCTGTATATATGCCCTGGGAGACTCTTGAGAGGCTATTGGCATATGTTGAGGGAGAGTAGCATGGCAAAACGTCAACAGCCCTCAGAGGTCGATCTAGGGACGCTTGAGACTAGGAAGAAATTAAAAGCCGACCCGGTGAGCTACATGGCGAATAATTGGGGGAAGAATTACCGGGATATTACAGCCCTAGAAATGGCGTGTAGAGAGATCAGAAGGGTCTTTATGATGGAAGTTCCTTTGCAACCTAGAGCAGTCGATCTAAGCGCTGTTAAAGGCGCTTCGATACCTCTTCCCCTTTGGCTTAGCATAAAACGCCGAGATATTTATGTCCCTTGGACTAAGGATATTGGGAGGGAGAAATTTAATATCTTGATCAAATGGCTCATCGATGAAGTAAATCTCAGCGAATTAGATAGGATTACCAAAAAAAGGAAAGGCACAAGCAAGGCGGTTATCGTCCATTGTTTAACTAGATATGGTATATTATCAGGGAATATTAAAAACTCGCCTACTATATGTTGACACCGGGGTCGGATTTGGGTAGTTTTAGTTATTGTTGCAGAAGTTGACATTAAAGCACTCCAAAAAAACAATCTCGGCCCTCCCAAAAAGAGGGTCGTTTTTTGTTGGGGGGATGATGAAAGTAGATTTACCTGATGTATCGGATTTAATAGAGGGAGACACCTCTATAACGCTTCACGAAGACGGTAAGATCGTTTTAGTTGTTGAAGTCAGTAAATGGGATAACGTGTCAGCTGCTAAGGAATATATAGACTATATTAGTTTAGATGCTCAAGGGTTACTGAGCGGAACATTGCATTAATGGCGTTGACTAAGAAAAGAGCTTTATTTGCTAGAGAGTACATGATCGATCGCAACGCTAGTCAGGCAGCGATAAGAGCAGGCTATTCATCGCATAGGGCAAATCAGCGAGGTTATTTCTTGGTGACAAATGGTGACGTAAAAAACGAAATAGATAGGCTTATGGCAGAGAAAACCAATGAATTAGATTGGTCGAGAGAGGCAATCCTTGAAGGACTGGTTCGCGAAGCTCGGCTCGACAGCGAGAATGGAGGGTCAAGTTCGACCCGGATTGCAGCCTTCGGACAGCTAGGGAAGCTGACAATGGGCGAATATTCGAGGCATTCTCACGATGGCGCGATGACTGTTCAATGGCTCGATGCTGCAGAAAATAATGAGGATCAGAAACTTTTAGATGATGATTCCTTGCAAGTCATTGAAAACATTGAGGTTGATTCAGATATAACATCTGCCTCTGATGCAGAAGGCTAAGGATTGCCCCGATTTATGCCGATTTCGATTGCGGATCGGATTTGTTGGGGGGGTACACCCCCGCCCAGTTTCGTAGATTTATTTTAACCAACCCTCATACAAATTTTTTTCAATTTTCGGTTTTTTATTTTTTATGAAAAATGTCGTTCTCCCATATCATCCTCGCCCATTGCAGAGGAAGCTGCATAATGAGATGAAGCGTTTCAACGTAATAGTCGCGCATCGTCGATTTGGCAAAACGTGTTTTTCAATTAACCATTTGATCCGGGCAGCTTTAACAAATCCGCTCAAAAATCCGAGATATTTGTTTATAGCGCCGTTTCGCTCGCAGGCTAAGGAAATTGCTTGGCAATACTTAAAAGAATTCACGCAACCATTAAACCCTAAATTCAATGAAACTGAGCTACGTTGTGAGTTGCCAAACGGGGCGCGTATCCAACTCGCCGGTGGAGAGAATACCGATAGTTTAAGAGGTAGCTATGTAGATGGGGCGGTCATCGATGAAGTAAGTCAAGTTCCGCCCCGCACTTGGGCAGAAATTATTCGGCCCTCGATGTCAGATAGAAAGGATAGTTTTGCAATTTTCATTGGAACACCTCAAGGCGAAGAGAACTTTTTCCATGAGTTGCACCAACACGCATTAACGGCGCCGAATTGGTTCACTCGAACACATCGCGCTAGTGAGACTGACATTATCGATAAGGAGGAATTAGCGGATGCTCGGCGTAGTATGTCCGAGGATCAGTATCTACAAGAATTTGAGTGTTCATGGCAGCAGAGCCAAGCCGGGAGCATTTACCAATCTGAGTTAGCGACGGCTGAGGAAGAGGGTCGGATCATGGATGTCCCTTGGGAGCGCGACTCTGAGGTTCATGTAAGTTTTGACCTCGGCGTTTCGGATGCAACAGCGATGGTATTCTGGCAGCAGATAGCAAATGAAATACGATTTATCGACGCCTATAGCGCTTCTGGGCATGGCCTTGATCATTTCGTTAAACTGATGAGAAATGAAAAGCCGTATATCTATGGCCGGTTTTATTTCCCGCATGATGTGAAAGTCAGGGAGCTATCAACCGGGCAGAGCAGAGTTGAGACTTTGCAGCAGTTAGGGATCAACCCGGTAGTCATGAAGAGAACCGGGCCGGAGGAGCGTATCCATGCTGCTCGGATGGGCTTTGATCGTATGTATTTTGACCGGGATAAATTCGGCGATGCGTTGAGGTCTTTGCGATCTTACAAATATGATTTTGATTGGAAGCGTAAGATTTACAGCAAAAAGCCCCGCCATGATTTTGCGTCGCATTATGCCGATGCTTTTGGTCAAGCTTGCGAGGCGTTCAAAATTTCTAAACCGAATAAAATTATGCAGCAGAGAGATAGGAGTTGGATCGTATGACTATGGATTTAGCGATGAGCCGAAAGCTACAAGCGCGAGTTGAAGAATTAGAAATGTTAATTAACCGAGTTACTGATCTATCTGCAAAGATGGAAGCCTCGCTTTGTCAGTGCAACCCGGCTCCAAAGCCTAAGAAAGCGTCAAATGGCTAAAAAGACGCCGGAAGAACTTTCGGCAATCATCGCCTCACATCTCAGCGAGAGTTTGGGTAACGACAACGATCAGTTATCGGCGACCCGGACGGAAAATCTCGCGATGTATGAAGGCGAGCTAGAGAATGTTGTCGCCGGGAGATCTCAGGTTCAAAGCCGGGATAGCTTAGAAGTTGTCGAGATGGCGATGCCAGCAATCACCCGGACGTTTCTAGGGCCAGAGCCAGCTGCTCAGTTTATGCCAACTACGCCAGAGGATGAAGATTACGCTGAGCAGATTACTCAATATGTCAACCATTGCCTCTTTGTCGATAATCCGGGGTTTCAGATTTCTCAGGATTGGTTTCGCTCGGCTTTAATTACCGGCACAAGTTTCGCAAAAATTTACTGGGATGAAACCCCGATTGAGCGTCAGGAAGAATATAGCGGCTTAACCGAAACTGAATTACAGATTTTGGGGGATGATGAAACAGTCGAGATTTTAGAGCATACCAGCTACGGCAAATCTCAAGAGATGATCATGGATGAGGAAGAGGCGATTAAGATGGCCTTAGAAGGCGTTCGCGATATTGAACCTCTTCACGATGTAAAGATTAAAAGAACTAACACTAAGGCGCGATTAAAATGGAACGCCGTTCCCCCGGAAGAGATGCTTATCAACGGCGACGCTCGCTCGATTGATGAGATGATCCGACCTGGAAATTTGCTTGTCATCGTCAAGCCATATCAGTGATGAGCTTGATCGAGCAAGGCTATGATGAGGAAAAGGTCAGGGCAGCTGCAACAGCGTCAGATAATTATGAGCAACTCTATGAGCAGCGTTTCAACGATTTGACAAGAACCGGCTCACTCAACGCTTACAATGACCTAGATCCCGATCAGAGATTGGTGATGGTCTATGAGAGTTATTTGCGCTGCGATTATGAAGGTACTGGCGCTGCCCAGCTTCATCGTGTCATGTCATTAGGCGGGGATGGTGAAACGGAGATACTGGACGTTGAGCCGGTCGAGGAATTGCCATTTGCTGAATTAACGGCAATCAGGCGACCGCATCGATTATATGGCTATTCGCTTGTTGATCTCACGAAACCATTGCAGCGATTAAAAACTGCATTGCTTCGATCGATGATGGATGGTTTTATCTATCGCTCTTCCCTCATAAGGGGGTCAATGCAGCGATGGTTGAAATGGATGACTTGTTGTCGGAGTCTCCGGGGTCGATCTACCGGGTTAACGGAAATCCTAGTGAAGCGATTGTCAATATGTCTACAAATTGGACAGGCTCTCAGGCTTTCCCAATGCTGCAATTTATTGATGGCATGATCCAAAAGAGAACCGGCATGAATGACATGGCGACCGGGTTTGATGGGCGAGCGTTAACTGGCGAGACTGCAAGAGGCGTCGATGAAATGGCATCAGCTGCAAAGTCTCGATTAGAGTTGATCTGCAGAAACTTCGCTGAAACCGGCTGGACGCGATTAATGCGGTTAGCGTTAAAAATGATTAATCGCCATCAAAACCATGAGCGAGTTGTCAGGCTCACTGGCAAGTCATGGGTGACAGTCGATCCGAGAAGTTGGCATAGTGATTTCGATGTTACAGTTGCGACAGGATTGGGCGTAGGAACCCGTCAAGAGGGCGTACAGAAGCTCAACTTCATCGCCTCTAAGATTGAGGCCATAATGGGCAAAATGGGGCCGGGTAATCCCCTCGCGAATATGAGTAATTATTATAATGTTCTGAGAAAACTTTGTGAGAGTGCCGACCTTGATCCTGAGTTATATTTCTCAAATCCAGCTCAGGCAATGGCAGCGCAACAAGGCAAACCGCCCCAACCATCGCCCGAAATGATGAAGATGCAAGCTGAAATGGGCATGAAAAAGAGGAAGCACAGGCTAAGCTGCAGCAATCTCAAGCCGAGGCTCAAATGAAAGCTGAGGTTGACACATTGAAGGCTGAGAAAGAGGCTGAGATCGCCCGTTTCAAGGCTGAATTAGAAGCTGCTCAGGCGCGAGAAAATGCCCTTTTAGAAGCTGAGGTAAAGCGAGAGATCGAGGGTAATAAGCTTAAATTAGAGTATGAGCGCATGGCAGCGCAGCATGAGTATAAAATGGCTGAATTAACAGCCGAAGAGCGGTTAGAGCGTTCCAAGATGGACGCTGGTAGTCGCGACGGACAAGGCAATATCAACCTTAGTGATTAGGAGTTAAAAATGCGAGGATCTCACTCTCATCAGAAAGTTGTCGAAGCTATGGGAAAGGCGATGGGACTTAAGCCTGACGATTTGAAAAAAATGAAAAAAAAGAAGCCTAAACCAAAAAAACCTTCAAAGGGATATTAAGCAATGGTTAGATTTATCGGCGGGTTTCCAACTAATCCTGTTCAACCCGGTTTATTAGGGGATAATTTAATTTATCGCCCAGAATACGGGGGAACCGGGCTATTGAATGACGGCGCTGATTTTCAAGGCGTCAGGCAAGATTTTGCCGGGGGAATGTTGGATGGATTTCAAATCAACCCAGTGACCGGGATGCCTCAAACTGTTTCTCCAAGCGGGGTCTTTAGACCTACTGGGGGAGATCCAAGCATTACCCCGCCACAGGAAGAGGCAGGCGGTGACGGTGCTTTTTCAATAACTGATTTAATGGAATTACAATCATCTTTGAATCAAGCCAACTTCGGCAACCAAGACGTCGCAAGTGTTTTTGGGTCTTTTGTCGATGCTGGCAAAGGCACTTTTAATATCGACCCACAAGGGGGCGGATCTTACGTTGTCGCAAGTAGCCTCTTTGGAACTGACGCAAATGGGAACAGGGTTCCGATGGATAAAGCGGAGTACAAGTACGGCGATAGAAAAGGAACTCCAATTTCAAAGCAATACGCGATGAATGTTATGAAGGCTGCACTATCTGGCATTGATGAAAGTGGCGGTGGGGACGGCTCTCAAGGTGACAGCGAAGGCGACTCCGCTCAATGAGTGAAGACCGAGGCGCTGATTTTTTAGCGGCTGATGCGAATAGATTATTAGAAGACCCTGTTTTAAAGGACAGCTTTAAACATTATGAAGAGGCG